GCCGACAAGCTCGCGCTCGGGACCAAGCTCGAAGACTTCATGATCCCCGAGCTCGACTTCGCCTGCTTCGCCAACGCCGCCGGCCAGGTGTGCCAGCTCAACTTCGGAGACGCGGCGTGAGCGACGAAACGTTCGAAGTCGCGCTCGCCGGCCGTTCCTGGGCGCTGCCGCATCTGCCGTTCCGCGCCATCAAGGCGATCCAGCCGGCTTTGTTCGCCGTCTACGCCGACGCGGGCGGGGCCGAGATGTCGGCGGCGAGCGTCGCCCAGCTCGGCGAGGCGCAGTTCGACCGGCTCGCCGAAGCAACCTGGCGGGCGATCGTAACGGTCGAACCCGCCCTCTCCTACGCCGAATTCCTCGACCTGCCATTCTCGGTCGGCGAGTTGATCCAGGCCTTCCCCGCCGTCGCCAAGGCGGCGGGCCTGCGCGCCGCCGCGGCGACCGAGGCGACGCGGGAGGCGTCGCCTCCCGCGGGAAAATCGACTTCGACCGACTGATCGCCGAGGTCGTCGCCAACACCGGCTGGACCTGGGACGAGGCGCTCGACGGCCTCACTGCGCCGCGCTACCTCGCGCTCGTCGCCGAGTGGCGCGCACGGCCGCCGGCGCATTGGCTGATCGCCGCGGCGCTGCATTACCGCCCGCGCGAGGCTGAGGCGCTCGCCGAGGCTCGCGCGCCGACCGTCGCCGCGCTGCGCGCCGCGTTCCCCGGCGGCAAGCTCTGAACCTGCGAGGCATATTCCATGGCCGACGCGACCGTCGCCGTCCGTTTCGCCGCCGATCTCGGCGATCTCGTCGCCGGGATCGGCGAAGCGCGCGACACGCTTTCGAGCCTCACCCCGTCGTTCGCCGAGCTCAACGGCCAGTCCGCCGCGCTCGCCGCCTCGATGACCGCAACCTTCAACCCGACTCGGCTGCAACCCTACGACGACGCGCTGACGACCTCGGCGGCGATCGCGCGTTCACTCGCCGCCGCCCACGCCGAGGCGGCGCAGGCGATGAAGGCCGCCCAAACCGACGCGTCGGAGGACGCGCTGCGCGCCGCGCGCATCGCCGTGGCGGGCGAAGTCACGGCGGAGGCCGACGCGTTGCGGCAGAAGCTCGCCCTCTACGCCGAGGAGGCGCGCGAGCACGAGATCACCATTGCGCAAAAACTCGCCTTGTCGCGCCAGGCGCTCGCCGAGGAGCTCGCTGCTGAAGTCGCGGCGCTGCAGCAGAAGGCTGCGCTCGGAAATCAGACGCAGGCGCAAAAGGCCCAGATCAACCGGCAGATTCTCGCCGACGAGCAGCACACACAGGACCAGATGATCGCGCTGACCCGCAAGGCGGTCGATGAGCAGGCGCAACAATATCAGGCGTTCGCCGGCACGGTGACGCAGGCGTTCAATTCGCAGCTGCACGGTCTGCTCTCGGGAACCGAAAGCTGGCGGACCGCGTTCAAGAACGTGCTCGAGGATCTGCTGATCAAGTTCATCGAATGGGGCGAGGCGACGGTCGTCCATCAAGCAGCGACCGAAGCCGCCAAGACCGCGGCGACGAGCGCGGGCGTCACGGCGCGCACGGGGGCCGAACAGGCCGGTGCGGCGGCGTCGCTCGCGACGCAGGCCGCGACGATGGTGCGCTCGATCCTGTCCTCGGCGGCGGAAGCCTTCGCCGGCGTGTTCGGCTTTCTCGCGCCAATCATGGGCCCGTTCGCCGCCGGCCCCGCCACCGCGGCGCAGGCGACGGTCGCGAGCATGGCCGGCGCAGTCGCCGCCGCCGACATCGGCATGTGGCGGGTCCCCGAGGACATGCTGACTCTGGTGCATCACAACGAGCTGGTCATGCCGGCCGCCGAGGCCGGAGCGTTCCGCGGCCTGCTGTCGAGCGAGGCGCCGGGCGGCGCACAGAGCGCCGTGCATATCCACCCGACGACGAACTTCCACGTCTCCGCCGTCGACTCCGGTTCGGTTGCGCAATGGATGAAGGCCAACAGCGCGACGATGATGGGGGCGATCGACGAGGCGGTGCGCCACGGCGCCCATCTCGGCCTGCGCCGCCTGCGCGCGTGAGAGGGCGTCATGGCGAGCTTGCTTGGCGTCCACCTGCTGCCGGCCACCGGCGAGTTTACCTACGATACGATCGCCCATCAGGGCGCCGTCGCCGGCGGCGCGCTTCAGCCGCTCAACACCTTCTTCGCGCCGGGTGGCGCGAAGACCGATTATTCCACCGCGCTCGACCAATTGCAGGCGGCGCATCCCGAATGCGCGACCGTGTCGATCGTCTGCGCGTGGTTCGCCGACTCGCTCGAAGCCGCGAGCTGCCGCGTCTATCCGGCGACCAATTTCATCGGCGGGTCGTTTACGCAAAGCTCGGGCTCGTCGTGGACCGCCGATGAATGGCGCGTCTCCGGCCTGACGCAAAGCTCGAGTGGACTCGTTCCGCTGCCGACCCTCTCCGGCGGCGGCGCGGCCTATGGCGGCACGCCGTCCGACGCCAGCGTCGTGCGCTGCATCCGCGATCTGAAGGCGCGCGGCTTCAAGGTCGTGTTCTATCCGTTTTTGCTGATGACGGCGTCGGGTTTTCCGTGGCGCGGTCTGATCACCCATGCGCCCGATCTGATCAGCGACGCGACCAGCGCCGCCGCGGCGTTTCTCGGCTCGGCGACCTCGTCCGAGTTCACGCCGGACGCGGTCAATTTGACAGTCTCGTATTCCGGCTCTGCGACGGATTACACCTATCGCCGCATGATCCTGCATTACGCGTGGCTCACCGCATTGGCGGGCGGCGTCGATCTGTTCCTCATCGGCTCGGAATTGCGCGGGCTGGAGACGATCCGCGGCCCCGGTTGGACCAAGCCGGGAAGCGTCGATGCTTCCGGTTGCGCGGCGTGGGATTACCCGTTCGTCGCTGGGCTCGCTGCGCTTGCCGGCGACGTTCGGGCGATTTTCGACGGCGAGGGCCTGACGCGCGGCGGCGCGGGAACTGCCAATCTCATCGCCTATTCCGCCGACTGGTCGAGCTGGATGGGCTGGCAGCACGCGGGCGAGAACGGCCAATGGCCGCATCTCGACGCTCTGTGGGCGTCGCCGGCGATCGACCGCGTCGGCTTCGACAATTACCTGCCGCTTTCCGACTGGACGACTGGCGACGGCGGCCTCGACGCGGCGAACTGGCTTCAGCCCGCGCCCGTCGGCGCCTGGCCGCCGTCGGCGGCGACGATGAGCGGACTCGGTCTTTCCGGCGCGCCGACGATTTACAGCCTCGATTACTTCAAGGCCAACATCGAGGGCGGCGAGAAGTTCAATTGGTGGTACGCCGACGGCGACAATGCGGGACGAGGGCTCGATCCCAACGGCTCCGATCTCGTCGTTTCGCTGCCTGAAGGCGATCGGCTCGCGCAGACGCGTGAGCCCTATTCCGCCAATCAGCAATTGCTCGCCAACAAGCAACTGCGCTGGTGGTGGAACAATCCGCATCAGGCGATCTACGACGCCGGCGACGGCCTGGGCTGGGCGCCGCATGGGCCGCCGACCGCCTGGGCGCCGCAGATGAAGCCGATCGCCTTCGTCGAATACGGTTTCCCCGCCTGCGACAAGGCGACCAACCAGCCCAACGTCTTTTTCGACCCGAAGTCGAGCGGCAGCGCGACGCCCTATTGGTCGATCTGGGATCCGATCCCCGGCGGCGGTTTCGCGCCGCGACGCGATGACACGCTCGCCGGGCTCGCGCTGCAGGCGATCTACGAATACTGGAACGTCGACGGCCGCAACGAGACGTCGGCCGCCGGCGTCGTCATGGTCGACTTCGCCTTCTCCTGCGCCTGGGCGTGGGACGCGCGGCCGTTTCCGACCTTTCCGCTGCTCGCCAGCCAATGGGCCGACGCGAACGATTGGGCGACCGGCGCCTGGCTGTCGGGCCGCGGCCCGGCGCTGGTTCCCCCCGCACCGTCGCCCGCCCCTGCGCCAGGCGACTATCCGACTTTCCCGACGCTATCGACGCTCGGCTGGTCGACGCATATGCGGCCGCGGTTCGCGACCGAGGTCGCCGACCATGTTTCGGGCCGCGCGACGCGGCGGCCGAGCCGCGCCGAGGCGCTCTACGACGTCGAACTGACCTACGAACTGCTGCGCGCCGACGTGGTCTTTAGCGAGATGCAGGCGATCGCCGGCTTCTTCGCCGCGGTCGGCGGGGCGGCGAATCCGTTCTGGCTGGCGCCGCCGGGCCTGGCGAACGTCGCCGGGCAGATCCTCGGCGTCGGCGACGGAACGACGATGCGCTTCGCGCTGGCGCGCACGATCGGCGCTTACGTCGAGCCGGTCACGGGCGCCTCGGGCGTCTCCGTCGTCACTCTCGACGGCGCGCCCCTGCCCGCCTCCGCCTGGTCGTGTTCCGGCGGCTACGCGCCGGCGATCGCGTTGGCGAACGCGCCCGCCGCGGGCGCGCAAGTCTCGGCCGACTTCGGCGTTCTGTGGCTTTGCCGCTTCGCCGACGACGTTCTCGACCTCGAGGAGTTCATGGCGATGCTGTTCGCGCTCGGAACGGTCAAATTGCAGACGGCGCGGCCGTGACGACCCCGCCCCTCTTCCCCGCCCTGCCCGGCCAGGGCTGGAGCGTCCACAAGAAGCCGACTTTCGCCACCATCGTCGCCTCGCATGTCTCCGGCCGCGAGGTGCGCGACGCGCTCTACGTCAATCCGATCTGGCAGTTCGAGCTGACCTTCGACGGGCTCGCGTCGGATGCGGCGAGCTATCCCGGCCTCGGCGCGCAATCGCTGCAGGCGCTGATGGGGCTCTTTCTCCAGTGCCAAGGGCAATGGGGGACCTTCCTCTATGTCGACCCGACCGACAATTCGGTCAGCGGCCAGGCCATCGCGATCGGCGACGGCGCGACGACGAGCTTCACGCTGGCGCGCGCGCTCGGCGGCTTTCTCGAACCGGTCGGTTGGGCGACGAGCGTTTCGCAAGTGAGCGTCGGCGGGGCCGCGCAGAGCTCCGGCTGGTCTCTCGCCGCACCCAACAGCCTGGTCTTCGCGACGCCGCCGGCGAGCGGCGCGGCGATCGTCGCCAGCTTCGCCTACGCCTTCCTCTGCCGTTTCGACGAAGACGCGGCCGAATTCGAGCAGGCGATGCAGAATCTATGGACGCTCGACAGCCTCAAGTTCCGTTCGGTGCGCTCGTCATGAAAACCGCCTCCCCCGCGCTGATCGCCTTTCTCAATGCGGCGCGCGCCAACCCCGACGCGCCGATCGCCTTCGCCGAATGCTTCGCCTTCACGCTGGCGACGGGGACGACGCTGGCCTACACGAACGTCGACCTGCCGGTCGTCTACAACGGACTGACCTACGTCGCCGACGGGCCGCTGGTGCAAGGTCTCAAATATCGCTGCTCGGTCGGCCTCGAGGTCGACAAGCAGCAGATCGCCATCGCCGCGCGGCCGACCGACCTCATCAACGGCGCGCCGTTTCTCGAAGCGTTGCGCGACGGCGCCGTTGACGGCGCGAGCGTTCAGCGCGATCGCGTGTTCATGACGGCCTTGGGTCAGCCGCCGATCGGCGGCGTGACGCTGTTCAAGGGCCGCGTGTCGACCGTCGACTCGGTCGGACGCACCAGCGCAACGATCACTGTCGCTTCGGATCTCGTCGTGCTCGACTACGACATGCCGCGCAACCTTTATTCGCCGACCTGCCTGCACACGCTTTACGATTCCGGCTGCGGCCTGCCGCGCGGGACCTACGCGGCGAACGTGACCGCCGGCGCCGGCTCGACCGCCTGCGTCATCGCCTTTGCCGGCGCGCTGGCGATTCACGCCCAGGGCTCGCTGGTGTTCTCCTCCGGCGTTAACGCGAATGTGCGCGCGACGGTGAAGAGCGTCGTCGCCGGCGCGTCGCTGACCCTGATGTATCCGCTGCCCGCCGCGCCGGCGGCCGGCGACGCCTTCACCGTCTACGCCGGCTGCGACCACACGCCGGCGACTTGCGCGTCGCGCTTCGCCAACCTCGCCAATTTCCGCGGGTTTCCTTACGTGCCCCCGCCGCAGATCGCGTATTGAGCGGAGATTCCTTTCGCGCATGAAGACGGAGAATGCGGTCTGCGAAGCACGCAGGTCGCAATGAGCGCAGCCTTTAGACGAATTGGCTGCGTGTCACTGACCCTGTCAACCATATGAGATGTGCAATGCCATTCGAGCAGTTGCGCAAGCAATGGCTTGCGCGTGACTCGCGCGCACCGTTGCAGGCCGCGCTGACCTTCAAGGACGATTGGCTGGTGCTCGGCGCTGGAACAAAGTTGGCGTCGGCGAAGCTCGGCGTTCCTCTGACGGAAGACGACGACGCGCACATTAGCTCATTGCTCGGCGTCGCCTACGAGCGTCCGCTTGAACCCGCTGCGCTTCGCCATATCCGGCGAGCGATCGTCAAGCACGGCGAAGGCGACGCCACGCTCGCCTCGATTCACTTAGCGATGACCGGCCTGTGGCCGCTGAAGAAGCCGGCGCAGGCAGCTTATCGGCTGTTCATGGCCGCCGGTTTACTGAAGGCGGGCATTTCGCCGCGCAATCTCTCGCGCGCGCTCGCCCTCGACTGCGTACCGATCGATTGGATCGAGAAGTACTCCCCAGACCAGCCCCGCGTGCCAGCCAGCAATGGTCGGCCAAGCGGCCAGTAAACGCGCGGCGGAACCGGAGACACGGCGCCGCCAAAGCCATCCGCCAACCCAGGAGCAGGGCGCACTGAACCGTCCGACAAGGAACCATCGGTCGACAACGGCAGCAGTTCAACCGATTCGCATCAAGCGACCCGAATCTCCGCGACGCTGTCGTGGCCGCCTCAACCCAGTCGCGTCGTCAGTGACGCCGCTCCCGAGCCAATCAAGCCGGGCGAGCGATACGCTCAAATAGCGATCGCCAAAGTTCCCTATACGGGCGATCCCCAAATCGACAAGACGACCCAAATGTTGCTGGACATTCTCGCAATGGTCGACGCCGGCATTCCAAGAGGTGTCGGGCCGCTTTACGGGACTGCGCTTCACGTGGCGTTCGCCAACGCCGTGTGCGCGGCAAATTTGCCGGGAATCGGGACTGCCGGCGTCGAGCAAAGCTTCAGCATGATTGACGTCGCGAAATATGGCGCGGCAGGCACAATCAGAACCGACGTTGCCCTCTGGGACGACGCCCAAAAGAATGTCATCGCGATCTACGACTTGAAGACCGGCGGAGCCACGCTCTCCCCAGCGCGAGTGCACGAATTGATGAGCAGGGTCCCCGGCGGGGCCGACGCAATAGTCTTCCAAATTCGTGCTGACCGCAATTCGCCTTAGATCAGCCGGAACAGCGCTACTGCGCCGCTGTCGAATTCACCCCCTCGAGACAATCGGCGATTGGCGGAAGGCGGTTTTTCATCCGGCTTCGATCGATTGTGCGGCGAACCGCCGCGCGAAATTGAGCCGGATCGTCGAGAAGCGCGGCGAGAGTCGCTGCCTCGGACTTGCGCTCGACCTCCCAATCGAAGTGGATGGGGCAGTCTCGTATCTGTGCGAATACGCGGCGCGACACTTCGAATTCGCCATTGAGCCCCGCCGCGATAGCGGGGTGAATGCGACGGAGATCCCCGGTATCTGGCTCGGCGTTGAGAAACCGGCTGATGGCGTCGATCGAGGGGAATTTCGCCCTCAGCGCCAGCACTTCTGCGGCCGCGCGCGCCGCCATTTTCTCGATGAGTGGGCGGAACTGCTCCGCGTTCTCGAACGGAATGAAACCGGCGTCTCCGACCCGATTCCCCACGTTAAACGCCAGCCCGCCATTGCCCCGGTCGTACCACAGCCAACTCGCGCCGACGTTGAGATAGGCGCCTTTGGAGAAGCCACTTGGCTGGAATTCGATCATGATCGCCCAGTAGCGCTGATCGGAAAGCCAAACGCGCGATTGCCCGCGACGCACGCATCCGATCGGCGCTAGTGCGGCTTTCGCGGCCGCGGCGATCAGTCCTCCATGTTCGTTCTGCGTCGCCATGAGTTGCGCGCGTCATCCCGGCCGCAGCGCGGCCGTCCACTCCCTGCTGCCCTCTGCGCGCGGCCCTCGCCCACGAACGTCGCGCGCCGTCCGCACAGCATCGTTTCGCGCCCCGCCACTGTCGAGCGGCGCCGCCGTCACAGCCCATAACCATCGGAGCCGCCATGGACGAGCTCATCGGGCGCGCCCGCGTCGTCGCGGCAGCGCGCGAATGGACCGGCACGCCCTATCACCACATGGCCGACGTCAAGGGCGCGGGCTGCGACTGCGCGATGCTGCTGGTGCGGGTCTATTGCGACCTCGGCCTGGTCGAGCCGTTCGATCCGCGTCCCTACGCGCGCGATTGGATGCTGCACCGCGACGAGGAACGCTATCTCGGCTTCCTGCTCGCCCGGGCGCGCGCGGTCGCGCGCCCAAGCGAAGGCGACGTCGTGTTGTTCCGCTACGGCCGTTGCTACTCGCACGGCGGGATCGTGACGAGGCGCGATCCGTTGTCCATCGTCCACGCCTTCGCGCCGGCGCGCTGCGTCCTCGAGGAAGAGCTCTTCCACGACGTCGAGCTTTTCGAGCGCATGCGCGACGCGCGCTTCGCCAGTCTGTGGGGGCGCTGACATGGGCTGGATGCGGCAAAAGAGCGTTGGCCAGACGCCCGACTACACCGGTCTGCAGCTCCAGACCTCGGTCAGCACGCTGCCGATTCCGATCATCTGGGGGCAGACCAAGGCCTCGGCCAATGTCGTCTGGTACGCGAATTTCCAGACCCACGGCCCCAGCGGCGGCAAGGGCGGACTCTTCGGCGGCTCATCGTCGTCGACGACGACCTACAGCGCCGACCTGATCATGGCCCTCGGCGAAGGACCGATCTCCCGCATCGGCGAGATCTGGCGCGACCAGTCAACCTATACGTTGGCGAGCCTCGGCCTGTCGTTCTTCAACGGCTCGACGCCGCAGACGACTTGGGGCTATCTCGCCTCGGCCTATCCCGCCGAGGCGCTGCCCTACCAAGGAACCGCCTTCGTCTGCGCGGCGAGTTACACGCTCGGCTCCAACGCCGAGATTGGCAACCACAATTTCGAGATCATCGGTCTGCTCGCCGGAACCGGGATCAACGGCGTCGACGCCGACCCGGCCGAGGCGATCAACGACTTCCTCACCAATCCGCAATACGGGGCCGGCTTCAACGCGGCGAGCATAGCCGCTTCGACGCTGTTCGGCGCTTCGGGCGATTCCTCGCTGCAAACCTATTGCCGCGCGCTCGGCATCGCCTTCAGCCCGGCGCTGACCGACCAGGAGCAAGGATCAAGTATCCTCACGCGCTGGCTGCAGATCGTCAATTGCGCGGCGGTGTGGAGCGGCGGCCTGCTGAAGTTCATCCCCTACGGCGACGCGGCGATCCCGGCGACGACGCAGGCCTCGACCACGGTTCCGTCGATCGTGCCGACGCCGACCCCGGCGGGCGGCGGAACGACGCCTCCGCCGTCGATCGAGGTCTGCGGCGCGGCCGAGTTCGTCGCCGACGGCGGCGTCAAATACGCCTTCACCGGCAAGGCGCTGACCTCGGTCGGCGCTGCGACGCCGACCGCTGCCGGGACCTACGGAATCTCGCCGGCGGGGACATACCTGTTTGCGACTGGCGACGAAGGCCAGACGGTGATGATCGCCTACACCTACGCGACCGGCTACAGCTTCAACCCCGACCTGACGCCGGTCTACAACCTGACCGACCTCGATTTCGTCGACGAGAAGGGGAACAAGGACCCAGTCCAGGTCAGCCGCGTCGATCCGTTTTCGCTGCCGACCATCCAGCGCATCGAGTGCCTGTCGCGCGACAACGAATACGCGACCATTCCGGTCGAGGCGCGCGACCAGTCGCAGATTGAGCTCTACGGGCCGCGCGTCGGGTCGACGATCGAGGCGCACGAGGTCTGCGACGAGATCAACGTCGGCCCGATCGTCGCCCAGACCATCCTGCAAAGGCAGCTCTACGTGCGCGCGCACTTTTCGTTCAAGCTGAGCTGGGAATGTTGCCTGCTCGATCCGATGGACGTGGTGACGATTACCGACGCGAATTTGGGCCTCGCCGACTATCCTGTGCGCATCCTGTCGATCGAGGAAGACGACAAGGGCCTGCTGACGATCACGGCGGAAGAACTGACGGTCGGCGTCTCGACGCCGGCCCTCTACCCGAACGCCTCGACGACGAGCAGCGTCCCCAATCGCGGCGCGACGCCCGATTCGGTCAATGCGCCGCTGATCTACGAGCCGCCGTCCGATCTGACGGGCGGGACGGCGCAGATCTGGGTCGGCGCGTCGGGCGGCACAAGCGGCGTCGCCGATCCAAACTGGGGCGGCGCAAATGTCTGGGTCTCGCTCGACGACGTCACCTATTCGCAGGTCGTGACGATCACGCAGCCGCTTCGGCAAGGATTCCTGACGGCCTCACTGCCGGCGGCTGGCGGCTGGGACGTAACCGACACGCTTGCCATCAATCTCGCGGAAAGCGGCGGCGTCCTCTCGGGAACCTCGGCTGCGTCAGCGCAGCAGGGCGCGACGCGCTCGCTTGTCGACAGCGAACTTCTTGCTTACGAGAGCGCGACCCTTACCGGGACGAACGCCTACAGTCTGACGGGCTTGCAGCGCGGAATCTATGGAACTTCGGTCGCCGCGCACGCCTCCGGCGCGCCGTTCGCACGGCTCGACTCGGCCATCGCCGTCTACGACCTGCCCGCTAATTACGTTGGCGTGAAGATTTACTTCAAATTCCAAAGCTTCAACGTCTTCGGCGCCGGCGTCGAAAGCCTCTCCGATTGCGTGGCCTATCCCTACACGCCGTCCGGCATCGGCGGCCTGCCGGGGCCGATCACCGCTCAGCTCGCCAGCGGCGCCGCACTCGACCTCGGATCAGTTGCCGCGATCCCCGCCCTTTCTGACGATTTCGGCGCCGTGGGCACTGGCGCAATTCTCGGCGCGCTCGATCTTGGAGTTGCCTGATGACCGAACAATTGCAACTTCGCCGCGGCGCGGCTTCGCAGGTCGCCGCCTTCACCGGCGCGCAAGGCGAACTCGTCGTCGACACAACCAACAATCGCGCGGTGGTCAACGACGGCGCGACCGCCGGCGGGTGGCCCGCGGCCAAGCTCGCCGAGGTGATCACGAACGCGCGCACGGCGGTCGCCGACGCCGCTTATACGGCGCACGCGACCGATCGCCTCGTCGCCTACGCCTCGCTCTCCGCCGCGCGCGTCGTCACGCTTTGCGCCGCCGCCGCCTATCCAACCGGCACGCGGCTGACCATCGTCGACGAAAGCGGCGCGTGCTCGGCCGCCAACACGATCACGGTTCAGCGCGCCGGATCGGACATGATCGGCGGCGCGACCGGCGCCGCGCTGAGCAGCGCCTACGGTTATCTTGCGCTCGAGAGCGACGGCGTCGGCAAATGGACTGTCGTCGACCAGGCGACGAGCAATCTCGGCCCGGTCGGCGTCGGAACCGCGGCCGATCCGAACAACCCGCTTTCCGTCTACGGCGCCAGCGCGCTGTTCAACGGCGTCAGCTTCAGCTTCACGATCAACAAGGCGGCCGCCGCCGACACGGCGTCGATCATCTTCGAAGACGGCTTTTCCGGCCGCGCCCAGATGGGCCTCAACGGAAGCGACAATTTCAGCTTCAAGGTTTCGCCGAACGGATCGAGCTGGACCACCGCCATCGCCCTCGACGAGACCACGGGGGCGGCGACTTTCGCCAACCAGCGCACCGCGGTGTCCGACGCGGCCTATTTGGCCCTGGTCACCGACAGGCTGATCGCCTACACGGCGCTGACCGCGGCGCGCGTCGTCACGTTGCCCGCCGCGAGCGCTTTTCCCCCAGGGCAACCGCTGATCATCGTCGACGAGTCGGGCGCTTGCTCGGCGGCGAACACGATCACCGTCTCACGCGCCGGCTCGGATACGATCAATGGCGCGGCGAGCGCATTTATTCAGACGGCTCGCGGCTACATTACCCTGGAGAGCAACGGTTCGAACGCCTGGACCGTCCTTAGTGCATCGTCAACGGCGAGCTTGGTCATCAACGAGACCGGGCAGACGATTTCGCCGTTCCCGTCCAGTTGCTATTTGTACGCAGGGGCGCTTGGCGCGAATGTCGTCACAGTCGACAGCTACGGCAATGGCGCTGCGCCTAATCCAGCCTTCATCTTTCGTGGGGTGCGCGGAACGCCGGCCTCGCCTTCGGCGTTGAACTCCGGCGACACATTGGCGGGATTTGGCGGGCGCGGTTGCGACGGTTCGTCGATCTCCGGGACGACGTCCGCAAAAATATCGTTCTTGACGACGCAGGCTTGGGCATCAGGCCAACACGGCGCGGCGATCGCGTTCAACGTGACGCTCAACAACACCGCGACCCTGTCCGAGGGGATGCGTCTCGACAACACCGGTTATCTCGGCGTCGGCACAACTTCGCCGGCGCAAAAGCTCGACGTCAACGGCGCCGTCGCTATCGGCGGAGCGACGGCGATCGGCTCCGATCGGTCGGTCTATCTCGGCTCCTACACCGTCTCGACGTTGCCGGCGGCGGGCAATGCGGGCCGCATGGCTTTCGCTTCCAATTGCCGGATGTTCAACGGCGCAGGAACGCAAGAGGGCGCCGGCGCCGGAACGGGCGGCCTCGTCGTCGACAACGGAACCGCTTGGAAGATCGCCGGAACCAACGTCACCGCCATCGCCTAAACGAGTGAGCCATGGCTTTTCCCGCCAACGCCTATGTCTATGAATTCCTCTATCGCGGCCAGCCGCCGGGAAGCGCGTAAGCCCCCGATTACCACGTGATCGTCGCCGTTCCCGGCACGGACGCCTTCGGCAACCCGACCATATCATACAGTTCGGCCATGACGCCCGATCAGGCGACGGCGGGCGGATTGACCCTGCCGACGATCATCGCCGGCGTCAATGCGGCATTGATGGCGCAGATCGCGACCCTGCAAGCGCAGATCGCCAATCTGAAAGGCGCCTCGACCTGACGTCGCGCGTCGCGCCCGAGATCTGGCCCCAGGACCGACGCGGGAACCTCCTACCGTCCTTTTCATTCCTCCAACGCAAAGGAAGAACGATGCCCGACCCTCGCCTGCCGCGGGGCGCCATAGCCCGTCGAAAGACGGGCGTTCTTCTGAACGCCCTATGCTCGCGCTTCGCGCTCGTCTTGACGCTCGGCGTCGCCGCCGCCGCGTTGCTGTCCGTCGGTGGCGCCGCTGAGGCGGCCGGCCGAGCGGGGCCGCCGGCGCCGTCGATCTATGCGCTAGGCTGGCGCGACGGCGCGCCGGCGATCGCGGCTGGCGCGGCGTGGCGAGGCGGCTCGCTGCTCGCCGCCGAGGCGCGGCGCTGGATCGGGTCGCGCAAGTTCACGGGCCTGCCAGGACCGTGGTGCGCCGACGCGGTGTCGGCGTGGCTGAAGGCGATCGGCCGGCCGCCGCTGCCGAACCGCCTGGCGGCGAGTGCGCTGAACTACGGCCCGCGCGTCGCGGACCCGTGGCCTGGCGACCTCGTCGTCATGCGCACACGCCGTGGACCGGCGGGTCACGTCGGGATCGTCGCCGGCGTGAACGCCGACGGATCTATCGAGATCATCTCCGGCAACTGGCGCGACCGCGTCGCGCGCTCGACGATCTCGCGCGCCGCAGCGACGGCGTTCGTGAGGGTCTAGACCCTCTCCCGTCCGCGAGAGGGGCAGGGGCGAGGGCGCCCGCACGCCCGCGCGGCGGCCCTCATCCCCGACCCTTCCGCCGAGCGCAGGAAGGGAGAACGCACACCAATGACTCCGTTCGGCAAACTCGAAGGCGCGCTCGTCGCGGCGCTGATCGCTTGCGCCGCAGTGGGCTCGACCGATGGCGCGCTCGCGGCGCTGGCGCTGCTCCTCATCCTCCAGATCATGAAGGCAATGTGATGCCTGCGCTTCCGACCCTCAAGCACGTGCCCTCGCCCAACTATTCGCTGCGTGGCGCGACGGCGGTTCGCCTGTTCGTCGTGCACGATTGCGAAGGCTCTTACGCCGGCTCGGTCGGCTGGTTCGCGCAGAGGGCGAGCCAGGTCTCGGCGCATATCGTGCTGCGCAAGGACGGCCTCGAAGCGACGCAGTGCGTGCCGATGGACCGCAAGGCGTGGCACGCCTGCGCGGCGAATTCCTATTCCGACAGCCTCGAGTTGGAGGGTTTCGAGAAAGCCGGCTTCAGCGACGCCGAACTCGACGCCGCCGCGGCGATTGTCGCGTGGGGGTTGCGCCGTCGCGGTCTGCCGTGTCGCTGGGCCGAGCACGGCGAGGGCGCCGGCTTCTGCTCGCATTACGACCTTGGCGCGGCGGGCGGCGGCCATTTCGACATCACCACCGATCGCAATGTCTGGCTCGCCTTCGCCGCCCGGGTCGACAAGACTTACGCCGACTTCGGCGCGGCGCCGTTGCCGGCGTTTGCGCTCGACGGCCTGCCGCCGCTCGCCGCCGTCAGCGCGCCGCCGCCCGCGCCGGACGGATGGTCGCCTTCCGGCACGATCCGCAAGGAGGCGGACGATCCGCCTGGCGCGCGGCCAGTCGGCTCGATCCTGTGGGCGCAGGAGAAGCTTGTCGCGCTGAAGATCCCGCTCACGCTCGCGCCCGGCTTCGCTTGCGACGGGCTCAACGGGCCGATGACCAAGGCCGCGCTTGCCGCGTTCCAGCGCCATGCCGGCTTCGCGGCCGCCGACGTCGACGGCCTGATCGGGCCGAAGACGCTCGCGGCGCTCGAAGCGGCCTGACGACCCCTCATCCGGCCGCGCCAAAGCCCGTCGAAAGACGGGCGTCTTTCGCCGCCCTATGGCGCGGCTGCCCTCTCCCGCGAGCGCGAGAAGGGAAACTCCGAAGGAGCGAACCATGAACCTCGTCACCGCCAATGTGCTGCGTCACCTCGCTTGGCAGATCGCCGCCGCGGCGCTCACCGCCGCCGTCGCGGCGGTCGCCAAGGTCGACTACTCGTCGCTCGGCGTCTATGCGCCGCTCGCTCAGAGCGCCGCCGCGCTGATCGGCTCGATGGTCAACGAAGCGCTCGGCGCCGCGCCGAATAGGGCGTGA